TTTTCAGTAGACTTCCAGTTCCTGGAAACCACGGGTACGAAGGGGTATCCGTCTTCAAAGATCAACGAGTTGAATCTTTCGGAGGCCAGCGAAATTAGCCCCTCTTGGAATATTTTGGTGAATCTCATAGACTTCTACCGTAGGATTGAGTAAAAAGGGTGGGGAGGTTAATCCCCACTACCTTATTGTTCACAGTCTGAACGAATCACAGGCAGGCGATGTACAGAATGCCTTTTCCGGAACACACCAGTTTGAGGGCATTCCCTGCCAGAGTAGTCGCCCCTATGTTCCCGTTGGTCACCTCGCTGAGAGCGAACCAAGGCACGTTAGCCGGATCGTCCTCTACATCCGCAAAGTATGCGAGCGTGAGAGACGGGGTCACGTCAAAACCATCGGGCTGAAAGTGAATACCCATGTTGATCAACCCCGGCTTCAGAATGCCAGCGAGATCCGTGTAGTAGGTGCCGGCCGCAGGCACAGATAGCTGAGCGGAGTAAGCCGCTCCGGAGTGTCGATTGCTCCAGTGACGTCCAGCCAAAGACGTGTTTGGAAACAAGAATTGATTGGGTTTAGTCAGTGAAGACATCACTTACCTTTCTTTTTGGTTGGTACATCAATTGGTGCTTTGATATCAGATTCCGAATCCGTAGAACTGACTTCCTTTTGTGGAACAAGTTGCTCGAGTTTCGGTTCGTTCGTTGCTTCAGGTTCGGAGACACCTTCAGGCACCTCGTCCGTGTAGACTTCCTGTTCATCCATGTTGACAGGCTTGGACAGTTCGATCAAGCTATCCAAGGCTCGGGCTGGTAGAACACCCGGGAATCGCACTGCTGACACAGCAGTCTGACGATTGCAGGGTACGCTCATAACCAGGTAATCGTGAAAGAGTTCTGTGTCAGTCGAGAGAGGCTCGTCTTTCTCTTTCAGCTTCAGGTTGAACAGGATAGTCGAAATAAGGGATGGGGTGAACTTGTTCATGTTGGTAAATTTGAAACCGGGGAGACATCTCCCCGGTTGTTGGTTGATTAATCTTCTGCCTTCTTGACGAGGCGGAGCTCACGGAAGGCTTTTCTCATCTCTGCCAGATTACGGATATTCACACCGTCATCTATCAGAGACTTGATCACCTCGGAAGCTTTTGCCTTCGTCATGGCAAAGCGGATGAGCTCTGCGGAAGCGTCGAACTTCATCCATTTGATACCTGGAACACGGACGGAGGTTACTGCTTTCGCAGAAGCCGGGTGACCACGCATAGGAAGAGCAACGTACAACAACCCATCCTGAATGATGGGGTATGGTTGGAGCACGGTCTCTTTTGGATTGGGTCTGAACTCTTCGCGATAGAAGTTCTTCAGCTGGGTTCCCGTGGCAAATCCTAGTGAATCCGTTGCCGCTTTCTTACCTCCTTTCACCATACGATCGTAGACCGCATGACAGACATCACTGTTTGCCTTGGGAATACTGAACCCCTCCTCTTCCCAGGTCTGGAACAGTTGGAGATACTTCTTGGCAGAGGGTATGAACGCAGCATAGTACGCGGGAGAGAACTTGAAGCCGTTCGCTTGAGCCAGATCAACTGCACCTTCTTCTCCGATGTTCTTGAGACGTATCCCCAGCATATCGTTGACGATAGTGAAATCCAACTCCAACCCAGCTTCGACTTCTTCCTCTTCTTCAACCTCGACTTCCTGAGCGCGACGACCACGACGAGCGGGTTTCTCGACTACGTCAGTGATATCTTCCTCCGGAGGACGACGGCGTCCCCGACGCACTGGCTCCTCCACTTCTTCCACTTCTGGCTCTTCAACTACAGGAGCTCTGCGAGCATTACGACCCTCACGGGCCAACCTACGCTCTTCCTCGCGTCGAGCTTTTTCTTCCTCGCGTTCTTGGATACGACGCTCTTTCTCTTGACGACGGAGGAGTTGTGGCGTTACCTGACTCTCAAGAACTTCAACTGGTGAATCCAGAGGTACGTCTCCAGTAAGCTTCAACAGCTGAGTACGAATGTCCTTGTTCGAGGTGTTCTCTCTGGTTATGATGAAGGCCGACATCTTGCGAATGGTTATCTTCTCACCTGAAGAGAGTTCTACTCGCAAAGTCTTTCCGCCAACCTGGACGATCTCTCCGTCTCCCCGATCGGTGTGCACGTACAATCCGATGGCAAGTTCTCGTTCTTTGGAGATAGAGTCGTCGCCATCGGTGATTTCTTCATCCGTATCCTCTGAGTCGTCTTCCTCTTCATCCCCCGTATCCTCTGCCTCGCTCTGGCGCATGAACTCGTCATACCGAATCAGGCCCAGCTCGCTGGCCTTGTACAACTCCGTACCTGGAACGTAAGGCACGCGCAGAATCAGCTTCGACCCTTCCAGGTTTTCCGAACGACGGATTGGCGTCATGCGAATCTTGCCGTTTGCATCAAACAAGATGTCCTTGAACTTATCGCGGTAGTTGGCGTATTCATCGAAGGTGGCTTCTTTGTAAGCCTTGTACTTCTCGTAGTAGTCCAACATGGTGGTGTCAAAGTCGTTGGACTCCAGAATGGTGTCCAGCGTCATCGGGAACAGTGGAGGCACCTCCAGTTCATCGAAGCGGGGATTCCCTGCCTCTTCGAATTTCGCGCGGGACACTGTCTTCGACATGAGATACGAAATCTTAGTCACATCGATGGTACGGTTGGAGATAATCCAGTCAAAGAATATCTCGGAACGGGTCTCAGCATTCTTGATGTTCGGACGACCAATTCGGGCGTTACCTTGTTCGAGAACACCAGGAGTCCAAACTGTCTCGCAACGAATCAGGCGGCTCGCAAACTGCAGGTTCAGACCAGTGTTCATGGACTGCTCAACGCCAACCATGACCATCTTGTCGGGATTCTTCTCGAATTCAGCGCCACACTCTTCCTTGCGGTCAGCAGTGTAGAAGATGACCTTGGAGCGGAAGTCTTCAGGGAAGGCCTCAAAGATGGCTTCAGCTGACAAGGTGTAGTTCGTGAAGATGAGTACCTTTCCTGCCACACCTTTGTTCACGTGATCCATGGCAATCTCGACTATCTTCCGAGTCTTCGGGGACAGCAGATCGTCACCTGTCAGAGCGGTGGCGCCGAGAACGTCCTTGCCAGGTGCGGTAATGAATCGTTCCAGACGAGCCAAGTATGGCTTCAGCAGCTGATCGATTGAGAAGTTCTCGTCCTGCTCTTCACCTTCTGTTCCAGCTTCTGTGTTGAGCAAATCTTTCAGTGCCTGATTCTTTTCCATTTCCTCCCGGATTGCTTCCACAACCTGGTTCAAAATCTGGTTGTATACCTCGTATTGACGAGGGGTCATGTCAACCTTGTTGAAAGATTCAACAGGCTTCGGAAGAATAGCTGCCCATTCCTTGCGTTGCGCTTCTGCGTAGATGAAGTTCTCTCGCAGACGTTGCTTGACAAGAGCCTCAGTGCCTGGCATCCACTCCAGAACTTTGGAACCGCGAACCTCCAACGCGAACTCCTTGACGAAGTCGTCTGGAGTACCGAAGATGGATGGGTCGAAGAGAGAAGCCTGCTTGACCAAATCTCGAATGGTGTCTTGCACGAAAGTACCAGAGGCTCCTCGTTTCTTGGGGATGTCCGCGATCAAGCGATGCACGGCTGACTGACGATTCGACTCAGACTTCAGCATGTGAGTCTCGTCCGAATAGAACACCTTTGGATTGAACTGACGGATGAACTCGATCACCGGGAAAATCTTCACCGACGTGGTACCATAAGCGACGATACGCTGTTTCAGAGTGATGACGTTGTAGTCAGTGATAATCACCGTGTTCACAGGTGCTGCTTTGATCATGGTCCCGAGACGCTCAAACCCATGACGGCGCACCGTGTACGAGGTTACGGGAACAGCGTTGACTCGACCTCCAGTAGCGTACACGATCTCTTTGACATACTGAGCTACCAGGTGAGCAGGGCATGCAATGAGGAAGGGGCCTTTGTTTCCAGACTTGAGTTCGCGCAACAGATCAATCAGGATGATCATTGTTTTGCCACCACCTGCGGCCACCGCCATCAAGACGTTGTCCGGTGCTTCTCGAGTCAGGTTGAGGACCTTGTTCTGGTGAGGCAGAACACCGATTCCGTCCGACACGTATGGCACGGCAGGAATCTGGTAGTTTTTGTCCACACCCTGAGTCAGATAGTGCCTGCGCAAAGACTTGTCCATGTCCGCCATCTTGGTGACGTCTTTGGTGTACTTGTTGAACAAGGTAGCACCAGCGATGATGTTCATCACACCGAGGACAGAATAACGAGCATAGGCAGTTTCTGGCGACTGCTCAACTTTCGAGATCAAGTTGGCGCAAACCCGCTTGAACTTGACGGCTTCTTCCAGAGGAGTGCCAAAAGCACTGGTGGCGTAGATAGCAACGTCCACCAGCTTGACGTCCTGAGGCTCGGAACCCTCTTGTTCGCGTGCATACTCTGTCACGGCCTTGATCAGATTCGCACCTGTCATCGACTCGTGGACGTTGTAGAAAGACGCCAGAGCCATCGTGGTGTTCAGGAACAACTCAGCACGGTCGGACACCAGAGCACGGTCAAACCAACGAGTGATGTGCGTAGCATTCGCCGGGTAAGTACGATCCAGGTTCAGGATGTTCAATCGACCCATGGAGTTCGTGTAGGCGAACTTCATGTTCAGCCAGTCTACATAGACAGGCATTGGAACTGGGGGTTTCTTGCGTTCTGCCTTGATGTTCCCTTCAAGGAGATCGATCACACCAAACGTCCCGCTGTCGTGGGTGTAGGCATCGGAGTAAACGTCTTCGAAACGATTCACTTCATTCAGCTCGTTCGGAATCCAGTACAGGTCTGCGTGCTCATCCAGGAACAAACCGTTCTCGTTCGTTCGGGGCATGACCGGGAACTCTTTGGAGGCTTTGTCAACCGCACGAGCGATCTGACGCACTGGGATGGAAAACGAGGGGGATTTTCCAGACTGACCGTAGTACGTAGACACCCATTCAAAGACCGGCCCAAACAAGTCCATGGGCTTGATGAGCTCAAACTTCTCGTTGGTGAGGAACTGAGCCTGTACCTGAGAAACCGTGTAGCGAATAAAGAACAACACAGTGCTACCGACAGTCCGAGAAATCAAACGAGCGTCACATTCTGACCACGCGACGATGTCTCGTTGAGTCAATGCACCGATGGGTTTGATGCTGGATATTTCAACTTCGTCATTGAGCTCTGCCGGCAGCTCTGGTGTAGGATCACCCTTCTTCATGGCTTCGTTCAAATCAAAGCCTAGGAGTTGCAACACGTCAGTGTAGGAAGACTTGGTTGAGATGGAAAGGATTGGAACCAGGACCGTGAAGGTCTTGTCAGAAGCATTTTTCTTGACGTTGATGGCTTCCGTCATGCCACTCTCTTTCCAGGCCTCTTGGAAAGACTTCGTCACTGGGCGCTGAAAGTTCTTACGAGTTTCTTTTGTCACTCCACCCAGTTTGGTACCTGGTGGAATGTAGGCAGAAGCAACCAGAGAAATCATCGTCCACAAGGGACGAGGCGATTTCGTCATGTTGTTGAAGAAATACAGGAAACCTTTCGAGTTTGATCCTTTAGGCAAGGCGAACTCTGGGTTCTGTTTAAGGGTGGACATAGACCGCACTACAGGCGCTGCAGTTACTCGGTGTCCAGCGAATATGGTATCTCGCATACTTGTATACCTCAGTTGTTGAAGAGATTAATTCACAGTTCTGTGACTTCTGTCCGTTGACACTTTGGTTATTGCGTCAACGTTCGGGATAAAAATGGTTCATTTACTTAGATGGGACAACCACCTTGTTTGACTCCAAGAGACGAACGAGAGAGTTGTGCATAGGAGCACAATGGTTGTATGCCTTGACAAGAGCAGCGTATTCTTCCAATGTTTGAAACTCCGTTAGACTGCTGAACTCTGCTTTGGAAAATCCAACACAATGCTCAAGCAAACGGTAATCTATCTCGAAAGGTTTCTGGACGGGTATGTGCTCGCAGCCGGATATGAGTAGAGAGAGGAAGATGACAAATATGGATGATTTCATGGTATTTATGCCTAGGTAGAAAATGAGAGGAAATCGTCCCTTTTAACGATAGTTTTCAGGCTGCCGTCCATTTGGGCGTAGAACGAAAAAACCCCTCAAAACAGTCATCGTGAGGACGCACCATATGATCGTTTTGAGGGGTTTAGGTTCGATAAGGTAGAGCTTACCTTTCTATAGCCGCTTCTGGGTCACTGAGTATCTCCTCAAGGAGTTCTGTGTCCATATCTTCAACCAGCAGATCGATGGAATCTCCCTCCGGTGAATCAGTTTCTGAGTCATCTTTCTCTGCGGGTTCTGAATCTTCAGTTTGAGGATTCATGACTTCCGATGGTTCATCTTCTCCTTCGGTAAGTTCTTCAGTGGGAGGATCTTCTGCTGGTTCATCCTCATTGTCTTCTGTCGAGTCTTCCGGGTTGTCATTCTCTTCTGACAACAATGTAGGGGTACGAGATTCTTCCTCGGACTCGTCGGCTTCCGTATCCTCCTCGTCATCCGGTTGTTCCGGACCATCTTCCGGTTCTTCAGCCTCGTTGCTTGTATCGTCAGAGTCATCCGGCATCAGTTCGTGGTGGTCTTCCTCCTCAGGTAGATCATAGTCTTCCTCTGGTGACTGTTTGTCGTCCAAGATTTCGTCCGAGTAGGTATCGCTCTCGTCAGAGGGTTCTACGGGTTCCTCATCTTCGTCCTCACCCATCGCGGCGGAGAGCAACCGTATGGAAGACTCTATGCGGTGGTTACCCATCAGCTTGACCAGATAATCCGGACGAGGAATACCAAAGTGATCAAACAAATTCGCTTGCACTGAGAAGTCAATGTACGAACCCAGGGCAGTAGTGGGAGTAACGCGCGGTTCTCCGTCTGCTGCAGTCCTGACGTGGTTGAGTTCCTTACCCACAGCAAGGGCAAATTCCTTCGACTTTGCTATCAACTGTTTCGCAGTTGGTGGGGTCTTTGTCTTGGAAATATAATCGTCTACCATATCGCCGAACATCGAGGTGGCACGAAGAGTGCGCAGCTTATGAATGGTGATGTCTGGATTACCGACGACTTTCTTGAACACCTGGTTAACGACAGAAGGATTCACAGTGCGATGCTCTCCGTTTTTCAAAGCATAGGTAAAAACGAAATCATCTTTGGACTTGCCATCTACCAACTCCTTCATACAGGCGTAAACTTGTCTAGAAGTAGCTTCTTTAACCACATACTTGTGGTTGGTAAACACACCAGCTTTACCTTCGTAAGAGACGGTGAATCCGTTCGATGTGAACTTGACGTGGCCTACTCGGAGAGTAGACAATCCGTATGTAGCAGACCCTGCTGTGGAATTCCCTTTGCCGCCAATCCGGGAGGAGAACTGATAGCTCAACTCAATCATGAGTGCAGCCACTGTCTTTGGATCGGAGACATCAAAAACCTTGATCCCTTTTATCCAGATGGAACGTGCTTTCTTTATGACCGGGAGAACATCTGCCACCAGAGAATACTTCTTCTGGCGCTTTGCGAGAGCGTCTGACACACGATAGAAGTATTTTGGTTTTGATCCAGTAGAGTCTTCGTATGGGATCGCCGTGAACACGTACTTTCCAGGTTGTGGATCGTCATTCATCTCGACGTGAGAGAAAGTCATGACGGAGGGAACACCACCAATACGTTCATCGTCAGCCGTGAACCACTCGAGATCAGCATTCACCCTGCCCTCAAAACCAGGGACGATCTGGTATTTCATCTTCTTGGAGTCCAGATACTCTATGAGGTCCACCATTGGAACGGTAGGATCGCCAGAAGAGCGAACGAAATTGGATGCGGCGTCTTTCCAGGCTTGGTTGAATTTCCTACGCAACAACCCGTATTCCTTATAAGACACAGGGTCATTCTCCCTGAGAGCATCCGCATCTTCTCTCGACAGCTCAGTAGAAGATTCACCGGAGACCTCGCGAACAAACTTTTTCAGTTCCTCAGCGACAGAAGATTGAGAGGTTTCCTCCGCAAGAAAACCTGATCGTATCCAACTGGGAAAGACAGGACTGGTGCTGGCCTTAGCCAGAGCCTTGACGGCTACGCCGGACTGGTTGCGAAAGTAGGAGTAGAAACGAGAGATGAGTTTTGCCACAGGCGGGGAGAACTCAAACCCTGGTATAGATTTCAAACTCTGGGACATGAGTTCCGAATCAAATTCTTTACCGAGGACGGCTTTCTTCATCTCAGCCTTGAAAGACGCATCGAGGCTCTTAGCAATCTGACCGGGCATGCCTAGCTTTATAGCTGCGATGGATTCAGATCGCAGCTGATCGTTCATGAGAAAATACAGACCGAACAGTGTGTTCAGAAATTTGACGGACTCTTCTTTTGTTGGGGTGGTCATTTTGTTTACCAGTTAGAAGTTACTGAGGTGGATTGAGTTGGCGAAGCAACAACAGGTGAGCTGAGGAGAGAAATAGGAGGTGACCCAGACGTGACATCAATGGTTATCGATGGAGAGCCCCCTTTCGTATCCTCTGAGAACACATTCAGAGATTGGTCTTCAACAGTGAATCGAGTGGAGATCTTGTTAGAAGCTGACTTGAAAGCTTCAAGCTTCATAACCACAAAACCTTCTTCGGTGTTTGCCGCTGTGCTGACACCTGTGATGAAGGTATGTTTCCAGATCGTACGGTACACACCCGTCAACCCCCAGAAACCGCAGTTACCTGCGCTTGTGTACAGGCCATCTCCGTTGACTTGGACTATCTTCTCTGCACCAATCGTTTCACACCTATCAGCCTTCAGTATCAGAGTGCCGAGAGAAGTGAACTTCAGCTCTTGAACTCTCTGCACGTAGTTGTCAGGAGAAACGATAAGGTCAAAACCTATCCAGCCACCAGCGTTGAAGAATGCTTCCATAGCGTCAGCCGACGCAAAAGTGAAGACAGAGTCCAGATGGATTGCACTCGACCAGGTTCCGATATGAGTCGTCGTGTCAAGCAGTTCTCGAGTCATCCGCTCAGGCTTGGCTTGACCAGATTTGGAACCACTAACTTGGCTTATTACGTTCACCAAAGAAGTGTACTTGGAAAGACTCTCAAAGAAATTCGATTCCCAGTAGGATGTCAGGCCACTGAAAGGTATACCTACGGGAATGTCTAGCAGGTTGGCTGCTTTGATGACTGCATTTGAAAGAAGAGTCCAGTTGGTAGACGAAGGTATGGAACCAAGAGGGATCGTAGTCAGTGCGTTCTGAGACCAGCCTTTGGCGTCTGCGAGAGTAGTGCCTGAAGGAACTGACCATACAGAGTTGAACGCATCCACCAAATCGTTGTATGGAAGAGTCGTTACCGTGGTCGGCGATTCCACCGTTCCAAATGAATACACCTCCAGCACTGAACCAGCAGGCAAGACTCCGATAGGTTGAGTACAAACACCTCCAGTGGTTGTGTTGGATTGGATGCCTCTTATATCCCCGTTCAGGGTCTGCACCAAATATTGATTCGACACACCGGAGGGGAAGTTCACCCAATCTGGAGAAGGCAAGTCCGGACCAGAAGAATCAGCTGAGAGAGTGATGAAGCCAGATCGACGGTATCCATCTATCGTCCAACGAGTTGGAGAATGAGCGTATACCAGAACAGAATCACCGTGAGGGGTTGACTCGTGAACGATGACCGCATTCTGTCCAGAAATCTGATCTCCTGGTGGAAGAAGGACACCAAAGTTGTCTACCTCAAGAAGAATTGAGGAAGACGACGTAACGATGTTGAAAAGTACCGGCGCCTGTGAGAAACGAAACAAGGCGTTGAATCGCCAGATGTTTGGCACACCTGAATAGGAGGAAGCAAATTTGGTCTGAGGAGAACCAAAAGAGCAGCGAGCAAACATCACACCTCCAGGCATGAAGATTCCAATCTCACCGAACTCAAAGGGACCTACGTCGGCAGGTATGATCAATCGAATACCTTGAGTCTGACTGTCTGGTACAAAAGTAGACAGAGCAGTAGATGTGTATAAGAGAGTGCCTTTCAGGCCAGTGTCCAAAGAAGTAGCCGGCGTGTCGAAGTTTGACCCTACACGGAACTCCGAGATTGGAACGCGCGTATTTGTCGCAGCGTAGTTTGTGACTGCAGCGTTACCCGCTTCAGTGATTACGAAAATGGGAGAAGTCATTTCAATTCCTTGGTTCTAAAATTAACCGAGTTCGTATACGTGCACCACACCGGAGTTGGTTGCACCTGAATCGTCATCGTAAGCCTCTACTAACAAACGCTGATTTTCTAGGTGAACACTCTGTCCGAAATATCCATCGTCCCCCACTCTCGGATTCATGGATGAGGACTGTAGATACCAATTATCCCCCACTCTGTTGTATACATGTATGGCTCCATCGTCGCTGGTAGAAACCGATCCCAACCCTCGCCCTGGTGCGCCAACCGCCAGATGAGAGGCAGACACGGATACACCATCACCAAAGTACATGCTTCTTTCAGGTGTTGGATTATCTAATGTTGCCTGAAGAGACCAGGAAGAACCTGTGCGGTGATAAACGTAGGCGGCACCTGGAGTATCAACTCCATTTGTGCCGTAGTAAGGTGCACCAATTACAGCGTAATCATCGTGAAGACTAACGTCATCTCCGAAACTAGCATACTCTACGGGTCGTGGGTTTGGTATAGACTGTTCCAGACTCCAGACTGTTCCAGACCGATAGAAAATATGGGCTGCTCCGGAGCTATATCCGGACGAGTCAGATTCCAGTGAACCGACCAACAACCTATTACTCCTCAAACTTATGGCATACCCAAACGCTTCGGATGCGATAGCAGTCGGACTATCGATCGTAGCTTGCAGAGTCCAAGAAGTACCTGAACGAACGTATACGTATACAGCACCAACAGAAGGCCCTAGTGTGTTTTCATAAGGGCAACCAACTGCTAAGTATGAACCATATAGGCTCAAGGTGCTTCCAAACCGGTCCATAGAAGAGGGAGAGGGATTTGTTATGGTGGCTTGAAGTGCCCACGAAGAACCTGAACGCAGGTACACGTAGACGGTACCCGACAAGGCTGTCCCAGATGAGACTGCCAGGTAGTTTCCGTTTATAGAGACGCACCAACCAAATCTACCTGAACCGACGTCACTAGGACTGGTTATAGTCTGTTGAAGAACCCAATCTCCATTCTCCAGATGGAAGACATAGGCAGAACCGTTGTTCGTCAATCCAGCGGAATCATTGTTACCACAACCTACAGCCAGGTAGTCTCCAGATAACGATGTAGGTTCACCGAACCTGTCTGAAACCCCTGGCGTTGGATTAACTACGGTACTCCGGAGCAACCAGGACTCGTTAGCAATGCTGACCTCGTTTATGGATACAAGTCCAAGACCAATTGACTTTGAATCAGTGAAAGAGTCCATCCCGGTGACACCGTCTGATTCCTGAACCACGGGAAAGTCAGAACTGGCATCCATAGAATGAATGACGAGGTTGGTGTTTGAAAGATCTTGCACCAAACCTATCACATCTGTAACAGAGAACCCAGACAACTGGACCGGGTCATAAGACAACTGAACGTGAGTAGTGGGATACCAGTCCCCACCTTCGTACACAGGAGTGCCTATAGAAGGATCTCCTTCCACCACAAAGTTGACGTAGTCATCCGTCCACATGTTGTCCAGAGAAAAGCCTGCGTTCAAGACGAAGGATACAAAACCAACCACAGACTTACTACCTTTTGAATACCAGAACTCTGGTAGGTACTGCAGCATGCGAAACAGGTGAGTGTTTGAGTACGGAGAATAATCCTGAATTGGGCAGCCGACTAGGTTGAGACTCTTGATTAGTATCTCACGGTCAAACCTGTCTATTTCATCCTCCGCAACCATCTCACTGCGAAGAATTCTAGACTGAGCTTCTAGACCGAGGTGTATAACTTCTCTCAGGCGGGATAACCGGGAAGAAGGATCATCTAGTACTGGCTTGAAGTGCTCGTCTATTGTGTTTGCCAGATCAATCCATAGAGGAGTCTGTAAAAAGTTTGGAAGCAGTATTGAACGTGCCATTTATGTACGACTGGTAAAGCCGGCCTCTATGTTTAGAGAGTTCAACGTAAGGTATTGAACAGGGTGGACGTCTTTCGTCGGTGGTGTAGCTCCAGGTGTGACTGAACCGTTGTCTGTCCAACTTACCTGGTTTGCAAGCACGTTTGCCAAGAGGCCAAAACCGGATACAGTGCGCCCGTAAACATGGTATTCATTCGCGTTGGGGATTGGGTCCCACGTCAGCTTGATAGATCCAGTAGAAGTACGAGTAATTGTGGATGTGTTTCTCAGCTTTATGTACCCCATGCCAGTAGTAGTTGCGACACTGACAGCAAGACCGTAAGTGTAGCTGCCCGCGATCAGAGAACCACCGGACGCCAGGCTCAGTGTGGGTGCTTTTGGTGGTTTCGCTGAGACGATCAAGTTCGTTGTGGGGCTCAATATCTCAAAGTATGCTATAGACGAGTCAGCCTTTCTTATAGCATCCGAGATGTCTGACAGATATATATCGTAGGAAAGAGATCCTTTACGGAGAGCAAACAGACTGGTCAGTTTATCGATGACGTTGTTCTTCGCCACCACCGGGTTAGCCCAGCGATAGCAGTATATAACTACACTGACATCTGCTAGGTACGGGACAGGGTCTTCCAAGTAGAACCGGGTGGAATACATGGTTCGGTTTTCCATGTACTCCAGGTATTCTGCCTTCTGAGTCGAGTTCATCGGAGTCTCAGTCAGAGGGACTACCTTGACCAGATTCATCCAGGTAACATCAGTGGGGTCAACGTCTCGCTGCGAAAACGTGATAGCGTCAATGACACCGGGAAAACCTCTAGATGTGTTCTTGTACTGAGAAGGTGTTACTGCCGCCCCGAAGGTTCCGAAAGAACCAGGAGGTGAATTCTTGTACTCAATAGGAGAGCGTTGGTCGGAACCTCCACTCAAAGAGGTGATAAGCTTTCCAGATACAGAACTCAGCGTGGTGGAATAAACATCGTCGTTCAAACTACCGATTGAGTTGGCAGAAGAACCACGCGTGAGGACGGTGAGAACCAGAACAGTTTCCGATGACTTAGGTTTGGTACCGTATACATCTGTTCCAAACGTGACTGCTAGTCGACCGTCGGGCAGAGTTCTGTCCTGAAATCCAGCTTGATCTGGAAGGAGCCACAATCCACTGTCAGTACGAGGAATCTCGTTCAGGCCAACGACCACTCGAACGTCCGAGTCAGACAGAACGAAATCGCGTTCAATTGGAATGAACATCTGATAGTCAGAACCGAGGCCCTTCAACTCTGTTAACCTAGGCTCTCCTTCGTACAAAGTCACGACTTGTGGTAAGTTTGCTACAAACACCAGAGGGTCACGGCTGAACAAGAGAGTGGAACCCGTGGTAAAAGAGTGGTATGCTGGCGTAGAGACGTTGGTTGTCGAAGACAGGGTTACGGTGCAAGAAGCAGGAGACTTCCTTGAAAGACGAATCC